ATCATCTTCCGAGTCAGATGGCGTGAATGCCTCATCATCAGAATTCCATGCTTCCTTTTCCTGCTTGGCAGGAGCCGCCTTAGGACGGTAGACAGGAGCATCCTCTTCCTCTGCCTCTTCTTCAATAGCACGTGACATTGGAGCCGACTGACCAAGGGACTTAGCCAAACGGTTGGAGAGATCAGCGTAGGACTTAAACTCCTTCTTTTCAGTGAAGCTGGCAAGTGAATGTTCACTTTGCCAAAGCTTCTCAAGCTTATCATCATCATCTAATAGTGCAGCTGGACTATCGAACTCAGACTTATCGTAGTTACGATAGCCTTCGACCTTACGAATCTTCAACTTGAAGTCAGCACCTTCCCACATATCAAAAGGATTGACTGCCTTCTCATCCTCAAACTCAGGATACATTGCGTTGTTGATCTTATCGTAGATCTTCTTGCCATACTTGAACAAGAACACCTTACCTTCGTTAGAAGGATTCGCTGGATCACGAACAACGTAGATGTTAGAAATAAAGTTTAGCTTTCGCTTTCTCTCAGAAACAATCTTCTTGTTGGAATCAACACCACTGTTCCAGAGCTTAGTGTTCTCTTCACAAGCAGGGCACTTCTCATTAAGAGTCGTTGGGCAGTTCTCAATGAACCAACCACCTGGACCCTTAAAGCCATGCGAAAAGACTCTTACGAAAGGATTGTCTTCACCTGCAGGAGCAGGGAGGAAACGAATAACGGCGAACCCGTTACCAGCTTGGTCGACTCCAGGCTGCCAGAAGCGATTATCTGCTCCACCGCCGCCTTGCTTCTCATTGAGCTTCTCGACAGCCTTTGCGAGCTTATCGAAGTCGCTCTTACGACCTTGCTTCAATTGATTAAATGAACTTGCCATATGTATTCTCCGTATTAAATGTATTAGTGTATAAAACGTATTCACAAACAATCATCATATACACTATTTATCTTACCTCTATAACTCGAAATAGTCAACAGTTATTTTCTTTATCTTTTGTTTGTCATACTTAACAAACGGTTTGTACTTCAGAAGTTTATTGTGCTCAGTTGGCCAGATAGCTGGATCTATAATATCTTTTTCCCAATAAGGAAAGAAGTTCAATTGGGAATTTAGCAAGATCACCGTTTCTGGATAAATAGTAGTCCCGATAAGAAGTTTTAGTAGCCTTGGATGTTGACCATTCACTACTCGTAACGATTCATCTATATCGTTAGATAACTTCTTCACATCTTCATGGTAGGTGTATGTGATAGAATCCTGTCTTTTCTTCCAACGAAGGTAGACATCCTCACTCATCTCGGCGTTTACAATATCTCCGATCCACGCATTAGGATCATCAACAAAATTAGATACGAGAAGACCAATAGGATCACTATGTTTCTGAAGCTTCGAAAAGAAATACTTGTCCTTACGAACTTCAAAAGCAGTGAACTGAACTTTGACTTTGCCATTGTATTTAAAAAAGTCGTAACTAGTGTGGAAGTGATTCTTGATTGCTACGTAAAGTTGATACGCTTCGTACGCGCTTTGTAGTTGCATCTGTATACCACTTAGGAGGGGTTGTGAATCGCCAGCGAGCAAACTTAGACTTGCTACCGATGTAAAAATTTCTATAAGCCTTTACTGGATCCTTGTCTTTATACTCATCTGGCATTGCCTGAACAAATTCGTGGTTACCAAGTAACCTTTCTTGAGTCGTTGGAACTGGAATGTTCTTAGGCGCATCAGCTTCTAGTAAGTATTCAATTACACCATGGCAGGCATGGGTCTTGTTATAGCGCTTTGTATACTCAGCACTTAACGCCGCAGTATGAACCAACAGCCAATCGTAGTGGATGATATCCTCTCTAATCCAAATGTTACATGGATGCTTAAAGTGAACAGCATGGTAAAGAACTTTATCTCTACCATCAGCTAAACGATAACGAGGAACTTTTCGCTTACCAGAGTTAGATGGAGCAATCTCCATCTTGCCATCTAGCACCCTATGGCAGGTCGATAGCATCTGAACACTCTCTGTGACCATCTTAACCACATGCTGGTCGCATAGCATCTCGGCTGCAACAACAGGGTTACGGTCTACAATAAAAATATTCATATGGTAATTATACAGTACCTTCTAAGGAATGTCAACCAGGAAATTTTACGCGCTCAAATGGTAGTTTGGATTCATGTTCTGAATAGTTATACATTTTAATATTGTATTCCTTACCGACAAAGTTAGCTAATCTCGTAAATAGACAATTGAACATTTCATCATCCGTTAAATTACCCCAACGCTTGTTGTACATTGGATTAATGTCTTCTCTTCTCAAAGTCCTCATAATTGAAGCCATGTACTGAGGGTCAGAAATATTTCTTTTAATATAATCAACACCTCTACCATAGTAGGCAGTGTCAATATTGTTCTTATAAACTAGATCGCAACCAATGAAACCGATGGATTGTATCTTATCTTTAAAGTGTTCGGCAACAGTGTAGGCAGCACCAAGGGTTACGCCATAACCACATTCATTGCCGCCACCACTTCTTTCAAAAGATATTTCGATACATTGCTGATTGTACCAATTTTGGTTTTGCTTAGGATGATTAATATCGACTGGATATATGTTGTTAGGCAATCCAATACTCTTATTGTAATCTTGTAGATAGTCATCAGGGCAGCAAAAGTAATTCCACTTCACTCTTGCCCAAGCATTATTCAGAGCAATGACAACATGAGAGCTTAGATCCCACTTATCAACCTGGCTAATTGAATAGCCGCTACCACATATGAGGACTTTCATTTTGGAATGGCGAAGCCAAACTGATAAACTATTCTTGGTTCTGAACCAATTAAAACAGGCGTGCCATGAGGGTACTTACTGGCTGGGAATGCCCATGCATCTCTTTGATTGACAAGAGGATTAACATACTTTAGTTCTTTATCCTTGGGCACACCACTCTTAGATGGATCTGGATCGAAGTCAGGTGATATATGAGGACTATATGTGTTGGACTTATCCCTATTAATCATCACATTGAACCGAACATGGGCACAGTGGTTAACCATGTATTCACCCACATCCTCTGCAAAGTATCTGTCACAATGAACTTGAATCTCACTGCCAGGTAACATATAGTGTAATAAAAATCCATAGTAAGGATCTACATAATATTCTTTTACACCAAGAGTCTTAATGATTCTCTTAGCAACAACATCTATTGTTGGATGCCATGTTGATGTGCAATAGGGATGTAATCTAAAACGGAATCTAGTTGGCTCAGATAATTGCTTCTGCTGGGTATACCAACCTTCAGGTCTAAACAACTTACGATCAAATAAGTTGGAGGCATGGTTCTTTAGATCTTGTCTCTCTTCCTCAGAGATAAAATTTCTATAGACTTTGAGATGTTCAATGACCTCGCTCATACCTTATCAATTAAAAATCCAAATTGGTAAACTATTCTTGGCTCATGGCCTATTATTGGTAGCGTCTCATGAGCACACATAGTTGCATTGAAAGACCAAGCATCCGCTTTTGCAATGTTATAATAAACACCATCTATAATAGGATCATATGTCTTATCAGATCCTCTTTCAACCATGATGTTGAATCTGTAGTTGATCTTATCATTGAATTTTTCATCATGATAAAGATCCTTATGCTTATGTATGAAGGCCCTGGGCTCCATATAGGAAATTATAAACCCAATCACTGGATCAACAACTGCATTTGTCAATGATAGAGTTTTAGTTATCCTCTCGACCAATGTATGCACTTCTTTAGTATAGTACATACCATTGTTATCGACCTTGGGATTTCTCTTCAGTATTAGAAAGAATCTTCTTGGATTAGCATTGGGATAAAATTTACCTTGGTCAAAAAGAGTTGTTGCATAATGATAAAAATGCAACCTTTCTTCTTCTGTAATAAAATTCTTATAGACCTTAGGTTCTAGTCCCATAGATTTTCGTAATACTTACCAAACAAACGAAAGGCATTTTTCTTCCGAGCATGATATACTTTCATCTTTTCCATATCATAAACTGGTTCGACAACAGTTACCATCTCACTCCAGTCTTCGCCTTCCTTCTTGACCCATTTGTATTTGCCTTTCTTAATGCAGAAACTTGGATCACGATCTTTGGCAAGTTCACCAAATGCCCAGATCATTTCTTTCATAATCCAGTCCCAACGCTTGAAATGGTTGGAGTCTGTATCCCATTCATTCTTCTTTGGTTTGGCATTGGTGGAACGAAGATGCTCAGGCACATCGTCGTCATCAGTGCAAGGTGCACCATGATTAGTTTTGTGCAACTGCTTCAGCATTGGATGAACGATAAGCGCAAGTGTACGATCCATGGACCATGTATCCCACGGATCAATTCTCACAGAGACTTTTTGCTCACCCTTCTTTGGGTACTTGCCTATTGAAATCTTCATGTGAATATTACTCTTAGTATTCCACCAAACAGTACAACACCAATAACACCATTAAGTATCATTAGTGCTCTATCGTTCCATTGGAAACCAACAAAGAACCAACCCATAGCACCAATCCAACTACAGACAAGATCGATCCATTGAAATTGGATCAGACCACTTGCCCTCACTGTAATACCAACGAGAGTGATTAGGCTAGCAATCCATTTGACATACCAAGTAATATCATACTTGGGTGTGACTGAATTTACTTTTGTCATTAACCCTTTTTACGACGAGCCTTGCGCTTCTTAGATCCTAGCTTAGCACGACCCTTACCGTAACCCTTTGTACCTGTCTTTGCTGGCATGTTAGTAATCCTCTGGCTTATAATTGAAACCTGGAATAGAGCTAAAGTGTTGCTCTTTACCGTTTGCATCATACTCGACCCACTCATTTGTTGGGGCAGGAGTATCGAACCCAGGATATGTTTCGTTAATCTGTTCACCAGCGGCCTCTGTATCGAGATGTCGGTCGGTGAAGTCATTGACGACATCAAGTCTATCATCAACATCGAAGCAGTAACCACAAGCCTTCATAAAGTTCATAAACTCATCCAAAAGGTCAGTGACAGTGGCATCATGCTTACTAAGATTAATTGTAACATCCTTACCGTTACAGCGATACGTGAAAGTGAAGGTTGAATAGTTGTCGTCAAATAATTTCATAATTCCTTCTCCCGTCTCATTTGTTCTTTCTCAACAGCAGCCATCATTCTGTTTTCATCAAACTTTAGTTGCTCTGTTGCTTCTTTGATTGCATTTAGAAGGCACGCCACTTGAACTTCAACTTTAGCGTCTGCCTTGTTCTTATGGATTGCCATAAGTGCTTCAGCACAAACTTTAGATAGTTCACTTGCCTCGAGCATCATATATTGTAGTGTTTGTTGTCTTGAATCCATAATATTGTATTGGTGGGCCCACTAGGATTTGAACCTAGAATCAAAGGATTATGAGTCCTCTGCATTAACCGTTATGCTATAGGCCCTTTTGTTTAGGACCTTTGGAATATTCGAGCAAACCAACCTTTCTTAGGAGGCTCAGCTTGCTCACTTGTCATGTATTGAGTAAAGGAGTCAGCAACAGGGTCTTCGACAACATCTGTATTGACATCCATCTCGAGTACAACATCTTTCAATGTAAAGAAGCCACCTTGTGCCTTCAGAGTCTCTGCTTTTTGTTTAGCATCAACAAAGTCACGATACTGGCCTTCTACATTCCAGAAATTAAACAACCACTTCTTGGCACGGTACTCAACATGCCACTTTCCATCACGAAAGCGGACACGGACCTTATTGACAGGTCTGAGTACTAACTCTTTGCCAAAGTAGTCGATTGTGTTCATTCGGAACTTTCATCCAATGCAATGTTCTGGCCAACTGCCTGAGCACCACGCTTGTTGTAATAGTCGCGATGATGCATATGAGCCTTTAACCAAATACGCTTTAGCTCACCACGCTGGTTGTTATTTTCGATCCATCCATACGCTCCTTCCATAGCAAGCATGCGCTTGAGTTGACGAGGAAAGTTGGATTGGAAATCACTTCTATTTGCCATTTATGTATCCTTACGGTTAGTAATATTTAGTAGTTTACTATATCTCAATTTATAAAACAACAGCTATTTGACGTTTTTTGAATGATCAGCTGTGTCCTTATCGTTCCTTACTTCAACAAACACAGGGAGGAACAAGCTGCTAACACCAGTTCTAGTATCTACAATACGACCATTATACTTGATAGCAATGACCTTACCAATAACATCTTTTGTAATTACATCTCTATCGTGGTCAGTAAATCCAGTGCCGACGTTTACCTTAATCGCACCGTCGGAAGATTCGAGAACTAGGGCACCTAAGCGACCGGCATTCTTACCAGTGCCCTCGACCCAATCGACGCACATCAGATCACACTCGAGTTCACCTTTGAACTTGATCTGGTGTTTGGCACGCTTGTCCTCCCAATGAGCGAGGAAATCTTTTAATATAATACCTTCTTGACCTTCACTTAACATCTGTTCAAATACCTCTTGGGCCTGCTGAATGTTATCCACATTCTTATTCCAGACCTTATGGACCTTACCAACTCTATACTCTGTCTTCTCGTATGCTGCATTATCCATAGAAGCGAACAATGAGTTCAGACGCATGCGGTATGGCATTGTACAAGTGCCAGTCAAGAAGTCAGCGTACGGAATCCAATCCCAAACAGTGGCATGGATCAAAGCAGCATCGCCAAGTGTCAATGTACCCTTCTGAGCCTTTGATAAGATACCATTACCAATCTGTCTTGCCATGAACTGCATCGAGTCAGTATCCATGACATTGAGTTCGCCATCAAAGACGACCTCATCGTTGCCAGCAATGGCTAAGAACTCTTGCTCAAGCTGACCAAGAAGGTTTAGCAATTTACCATTACGCGAACGGAACTCAACAGTTCCCCTCTTGACGATAGCATTGAACCTCATACCATCCAACTTTAGCTGGACGTTAGCTGGCCAATTAATCTTGCTAACAAGTTTATCTTCATAACCAGAAGCCAACATACAAGGATATGTCGGAACAAGGTTAGGCCAAATCTTATTGACCGTTGCCTCTGATACTCCACAGCGAAGATCCTTTTCGATCACTCGTTCTATTACCCGAGCATCTTCTGGCTCAAGTTCTTCCAACACCTTTGTCAAGAATTCGATACCAGCATTGCCTGTAACTTGTCTTGTCGAGAGAGCAAACAACCTATCAAGAGCATGCTGCAAAGTTATGTAGGGACCAATTCCTGTCTTATACTTTGGAATCTTCCTAATGTAGAAGTTGGTAAATGGGTCAAGCGCTAAGAAGCATGCCCATCTAAGAACATCATTATTCTTATTGGCAGTTAGGATACCCTCTTTCTCAAGACGAGAAGAAGTTGCAGCCAACTCATTAAAGATTTTATTAACCATTACCAAATGTCCGCATCAGGTTCTTCTAATAGACCATACGTTACGCCAATCTCACAAAGATCACGCTTGCTACTTACCTTATAATAATCCAACAATTCGAAGTATTTGTCAACAAATTCTTCATCATGGTCACCATAACCAAGTGCGTGGACCATCTCGTGGATCAAGACATACTTCTTACGCTCACCGCGAGCAAGTTCTACACGTTCGCCATCGCAATAAGAATAATACCTGCCATTATACCTAGTTCCTTTACCGGCAACGACAGTAGGCATTGGCCTAACTTTGTCGCCATGATAGTAACCAGTATATCCAGCTTCTTTCCAAATGTCACGAGCAATCTCCCGTAGTACCTTCATCGGAAGGTTAGGTTCACCTCGGAACCATTCCTTCTCAAACTTGTACAGACGACGAGTGTCGAGTGTACGCTTCTGTCGACTCTTAGTAGTGTTCATCACCTAACCAAACCTCAGGTTCGTGTGAAAGTTCATCGTAAGTAATAACATCAGCATCGGTCATATCCCAATCATACTCACGATTGAAGTATGCCTCAAGTTCTCGTTCACTCAGGAACGGATACTTAACAAGGACCTCATCACGAGTAGCACCCTGAGAGATCATGTCGTTAATTTCAATATCAAGTTCACTAAAGAATCCCATTATGCAGCCCTCTGTTTGTTAGTAGCAATTCGTTCAAGTATCCGATCACGGAATTTCGGACTCCGGTCCATCTCCATGGCAAGCATGCTTTGGAGATAACCAACAGCATACATTGGTCCACCCTGCTTCAAGAGAAGGTCGGTGAACATCTTAGCAAGATTAGAATTCAATTCAGTTTGCTTTGCAGACATTAAAGTACTCCTAGTGTCTTACGGACTTCGTCTAACTGCTCTTTCGTAAAGTTCTCTGTGTTAAAGCTTGGACCAGAAAAGTAATGCTTGCTCCAAGCATTGTAGAGTGCAAGATGATCTTCTGATGTTTTTGAAAGACTTACAATCTGGCTCTGGACACTCTCACCAGCCCGCCAAACACGACCATCATCTGAGTAATTGTAGTACCAATCATGGCCCCTCAGCAGCTTATCATATTCATTTAGTGTCATTAGAGATAGTCCTTAAAGTTATGTTGATGTTCGTTGTGGTCGAAGCCGGCGTTATAGGCCTCAACCTCTTCGGCAGTCATGTCCTTCTCTAAGACCTCATCGCTCATATAAGAGCCGCCCTTGAAGTAATGAGGACGACGCGGTCGACGATAATAACTATCAGCCGCACCTCGGTCCCAGGGACTGCCATGACCATTATCAAGACGCATTGTGCATTTCCTCATAAAGAACAAACGAAACCTCTTCGCGAACCGCAGTGTCGACAGCTTCCTCGAAGCCCTTGACCTTGCTGAGTTTCTCCAACATCTGCAACACCACTATCCAAGAGATATCAAGGAGATGTGCTGTAGTGACAATATTGTGGACTGCAGCATTGCCCTCGTCCGTAAACATTCCGTAGTAAGGAGTCTTCATGTTACTTCCACGAATCCGGATCGTTGGTGAGAGCGTTGTAGCAGGCTTGGGAACCATCACAGGGATCGTCCCAACCACCGAGACGGCTCTCGATGTAAGCGAGCAGCTCTTGTTCCTCTTGCTCGGCGTCCAAAACACCCTGGACGAGTTCGTACTCGAACCAGGCCTCTTGTTCAATTGCATTCATATCTAACATGCCGCCCACTATACGCGAATGGTCAATTAAGGCAACACGTAAAATCAAGGAGTTAGTAACTGCTTGATTCTAAAGGGATTGTAACTTATTGATTCTAAAGGGATTTCTATTTTCCCCGTCTGACGGTGGTTTCTGCGTGCTTCAGAAGTGCCTTAAAGGCCTTCAATTTCCTCTTATCGATCAATTCTTCAAAGTGTTTGCTGGCTACAAGCGCTACAGCTGCCTCAAAGACAGGAGCAGGCAAAGTTCCTTTCATTTGATTGGCAAACCAACTTGCTGGCTTAATATTACTAAGAGTATAACCTTTTGATGGGTCAGACCTATCAATTGTAATCTTGAATGGATTAGCGCCTGAACCAGTTCCACTACGATAGGTTCCGCCACTCTTAGTTTCAGTTGGAAGACCTGTATAGGTACATTTGTGTTTAGTTTTACTAAACTTCTTATTGACCTGTTCAGGTGTTACGTTGATTAGCTTTGGTTGCTTCCTAGAAGCAGCCGCAGCCAAACTTTTCTTGTAACAATCAAAGTATGTTTTGTTCATAATCAATATTATAAACTATTCAATTTGAAAGTCAACGATGCTGTTGGTTGACCATATGTTCAAACTGACGGAATAGCTCATCAAACTTGGCATTGTAGAGAGCTTCAATACCAATTAGCATATTGGCGATCTTATCTTCACGGCCAGGCTCTAGAGGAGCGTCCATGAGATATTTAGCCACAGTCTTAATGTCGCTGGTCACATTCCAGCATTCCATAATCTGTTGTTCAAATTCAAATCTATCAAACTTCATTGTCTACACCATCATAAATTGCATTGTGGATAGTTAGATAACCAGCTAGCTGAGCGGCAGCATATGCATCAGGGCCAAACCCAAATACATTATAAAGAACATAACGATATGTTCCCTTGTCTTCAATCTCACCTTTATAGATTCTTCGTGAGATAGCACAGAATGCTTTCAACTGGTCTTCCTTAGAAAGACTGTTCCAGAAGTCCTCAGATTCCTTCTCAACTTCAGCCATTGCTTCGTTGAATATTTTACTGAGCTCTTCAAGAGCTTTAAGAGCATCTTCACGCATCATTCATCTCCCATAATGGCGTTCTATGCCAAACGATTTTTGAATTTGTTTTTTCATACAACTCAACCAACTGCTGCAATGTCCACACATCATCAGTTTCAACAGTTTCCAGCCAATTGCTGAATTTGTTATAATCGTCTGCTTTCATGATTGGCAAACCGATTTCTTCTGGATATTGCCAATCGCCACCATACAGGTCGATACGACCACCAGCCCAATCACTTCCATGCTCTTTGATCCAATCCATATTGATCGGACCCATATAGTTGGTGCTGTAACGGATAGACATTAGGTATAATCTCCACTGTCTATCAGTTTACTTTCTATTGACTCCAATCCCCAATCCATCTCAAGCCAGTTAGTATCTTCTGGCATCAGTACACAATCATCTTCACCAAGACGCTTCTGAAGATTGTTGAATGCATATTGATTATTCATCCGTAAACCATACGTGTCTTTATGACATCTGTAAGTTGAGCCAGAATAACCAGCGAAGACATAATAGTCGCCATCAATATGACAGCCAGTTATGCCACTGTTCAAACGCCATTCGTCAGCACCAAGATATCCGCCACTCCATCCAGCAAGAACTTTGTAGCACTGTGGAAGTTTAATAACAACCCAATTGTCAGGAGTGTACATTATTCTTTCTGCTCACCTGTCATATATTGTACCATGTCTATCATACATGATAAACACCAGGGACAAAAACTAACTGGGATGATACCAAAATAACCATTGGTGCCACCCTCGTCATTAAGGTCAAAGTCACTGCCGCAAACACTACACTCCAGATTATCAGGAGTCTGCATCACCTTCTCCATAATACTTCAACACAATCTTGAATGCATCAATGTGTCGCTTGATCTCAGCAATGTCTTTCTTCTTATCTTTATGAAAGACTGCCATACCAGTTCCAGCCTTGCGGTTCTCAAGATCAACTTCAAGATTCTCAAGAATGCTCTTCATCGCGCAAGTTGTGACTCTGTCAATTGTATCCCAATCCAACTCAACTGTGATTTTTTTGTTCATTCTTCAACTCTAAAATGTTCTTTGATGACAATACCGCAGTGTTCACCAAAAGCCATGCTATGACCCTGAGCCTCCGAGAAACAGATATTCGCACATTCCCTAACAATCAACTCGGCGAACTTTTCCAGACGCTCTTCAGTTTGTGTGATAATATGATCACCTTGTCCATCGGACACAGTAACATTGGAGCGAAAGCCAGCCTGTTCAGCAAATTCTTTGATTCGTTTGTTCATATCAATACACCGTAAACTCAAACTCACCATCGACAACAGTCACCTTGACTAACTTGCCATCAGCACCACCGCTTGTGCGCAGATAGTCACGACCACCATCAATCATGTATGGTCCCTTTGCGACATAATCATGCCGATAGCGACTTACAAGAACCTCACCATCATCAGTCAGCAAGCCAGTGATCGGTTCGCTGAATGCACTTTTGGCATCTGTAATCATCACACCCTGTCCTGGAACTGTGAAGATTCCAAAGTAGTGCGAGTGACCCTTGGACAAATCAGGATTCGGTTGATAGAAAACATCAACTGGCATCTCACTCCAATCACCATTACGCTTGATTGCCCAGTATCCCATGTACTTGGCTTTGTACTGCTCTTCAATAATGTTGAGAGCATACTTGTGGTCAAAGTGATACGATTCAGGAGTCTTGATAAACATTGTATTCATAACTCTATTATACTACAATAACAATTAGGATTCAACACCATGTTGCTGCTGAGCATGACGAACCCATAGGGCAGCGTCTGCAGAATCAGAATCCCAATCAGCGTCAGCATCATACTGACGCAACAATTGCTCCGTCGTTTGCAGATCATCCAAGTAGCCGCGACCAAACTGTGCAAGCTGCTCTTGAACATCTTGACATGCAAAGTCAGAATCCCAAGAGAACTCTGATTGGAATGCATCGCAGTGGTCGCAAGAACCAAATGCTCCTTGCACCCAGCCACGATCACCTTGATACTCAACTAGCGCGACCCATGAGCCTTGCCAGTCACCAAACTCCTCGAACGCGAGCACTCGCGCACCAGCAGCCTCTAACGCTTGTTCATAAGACATAAAATATACCTTAAAGACCTACCCATCGATGATTAATGTATGAGCTAGTATCCAGAACATTACCACGAACAAAATTCTTCGCAGGTTGTGCCCAAGAAGCAGCCTTCAGAATGTCGCCATACTTCCAGCCATCATGTTCCTTGATGCAGATGAAACTATGCACCGAACGTGAACCCCAAGAGCTTGAAACAACCTTCAAAAACTTGCGACCACGATCGAACGACACTTGATAATTTCCATCATGACCGCTCTTGTTATAGTTCTCAACAAGATGATCAGCATACTTGTAAAGAGCCATGTCAAAATCATAATT